CTCTTCGAGGCGTCCCGCTCGAACTCGACCACGAACTCGTCGGCGCGGATGACCTGCGAGCCGATGACCTCCTCGACGACTCCGATGCGGTAGCCGACCGCGCCGGCACCCATCATCGCCCCGTGACGGTTGCCACCGGCGCTGTTCACCTTCGAAGACTTGAAGATGGACACCCCGAGCAGCTCACCGGCCAGCCCTTGGCCCTTTGCCTCGAGCATGGCCTGCGATGCGGGCATGTACTGAATCGCACCGCCCTCGGAGCGAAGAGACTCGGTCAGGTCGGCGATCTGGCGAGGATGCAGGAGGGCGGTCAGCGGGGTCGGGACCGAGGACAGCTCGAGCTGGTAGATGGCGTCGAAGAAGTCGCTCACGCTCATGTCGACACCCGAGGAGCCGACATCGGTGGCGGCGTCGTCGATGGCGTCAGCGAGGAGCTGCATCCAGCCCTGCTCGTACTCGCCGACCATCGAGGCGGCGAGGCGGCGGGGGTTGATGGCCCCATTGCCCGTGAGGACTGCGAGGTCGCTGATGTCGCGACGGATGACCATCCGAGCAACCGCCACGCTCGCCGAGGCATCGGTCAGCGCGGTCGAGCTCTCATCGCTCGCCTCGGAGGAGGCAGCCGCGAACGCGTCATAGCCGTCCAGACCGGCGAACCGCTCCGAGAGGGTGTCGGTGAGCGCGCCGTTCACGGAGCCGAGGAAGGTCACGACACCGGAGGTGCGCAGCGAGGCCTGGTCGGCGAGCAGCACGCGAAGGTTAGCGGCGAGGGAGGAAGCGAGCCGAAGGTCGGTCTCGAGGTTGCTCTGCAGGATCGCGGTCATGGCGAAAACCTCATGTGTAGGTTGTGAATCGTCTCACGCCTACGTTGGGTAACGCCCACGACTCGCGGCACTGTCTATGTCATAGCAGAGTTCAGCCGAACGCACCAGCAGCGATAGCTTCCCTCAATGCCTCCAGCGGCATCGAGGCGACGTCCTGCGGCGAGTAGCGGGGCGGCGGGGCGGCCTGCGAAGGCACTGCGCCGGCGTTGCTGGGCGGTGCCGCAGGGGGCGGCGCAGCGGCGACGACCTGCTCGGGTGCCGGCGTCGGAGCCTCGACGGGTGCCTCGACCGGCGCGGGGGTCTGGAAGAGGCGAGCGACGTGCCGGTCCTCCTTCGCCCCGGTCGAGAGCCAGGTCGCGAAGTCTGGCGCACCGTCCCCGAGCTTGGCGTAGCGCCACCTGACGAGCTCCTGGTCGTCGGCGTCGACGATGCCAGCCCGCATCAGGTCGGCCGATGTCGTGGCTTCCGACTTGAAGGCATCGAACTCGGCGCGCGTCGCCTCGAGGGCCGATTCGGCCTCGGCTGCCCGCTTGGCGAGCTTGTCGAGTCCGTCGGCCTTGTCGCTGACCTCGGCGAGCTGCGCCTCGAGCTCGCGGATCTTCGCGTTCTTTGAGTTGATGCGGTCCCGAGGCACGACGTCGGCGACCTCTTCGCTACAGTGCGGGCATCTCATGGGGTTTCTCCTGTGTGGCTAGATGGTTCCGAACTCGACGCGGTCGCGACGAATCTGCGCAAGTCGGGCCCGGGCTTGGTCGTCGGTGATGCCCTCGAGCTCGGCGAGGAGCTGCACGGGTGAGGCGATGCCGAGCTCGGAGCGGGTGCGGTACTCTTCGATGCGGGTGCGCCGCTCGTCGACCGACAAGGGTAGCCCCTGGTAGCGCACCGAGTAGCCCGTCTCCGGCAGCGGGGCCTCGCCACTGTAGGTGTTGTGGAGCGCCGCGATGACCTCGAGCAGCTCAACATCGGCCCGAGCGAACTGCGGTTGATACTTGAGCTGGGCGCGCCTCTTGCCCTCGTTGACCACATGGATGGCGTAGCCGCTTCGAGCATCGCCGTGTGACCTCTGGATGTCGCCCGGTGAGAGGTCGAAGTCCATCGCGAGGTCGCTCGCGTAGTCGCGGATAGCGGTGCCGACGGCGACCGGATCGCCACCCGGGGCGAACTGACCCAGGGTGACGGGGGCGTCGGGGTTGCTGGCTTCCATCAGGAGCAAGCTCGCCGGGTCGGTCGCGATGAACGTCGCATGCTCGTCGTTTCGCGCATCGGCGGCGAGACCAGCGGGGCGCGCGTTGACGCCGTATCTTTGCGGGTGCGAGCAGTCGAAGACGATGTGGCTCCAGAACGACCACAGGACCGCGACCTTGAGACTGCCCTCGACGAGCTCGCGCCCCTCGTAGGTGTCGAAGAGGCGGCCCGTGTCGAGCGCGTGCGTCATGACATAGGGCAGCACCGGCGACCCGTCCCCGCGTCGGTAGGGGTACGCCTCGCCCGAGTAGTCGGCCCCCAAGAACATCGAGGTCAGGTCGCGCTTTCCATCCCCGCTCTCGATACGGTAGACGCCAACGCCACCTGCTACGGACAGGACGTCACGCGTGAGGAGCTCCTGGCCATCGAGCTCGCGGTGCCGATACTCAATGACGGTGTGCGCCGTGCTCGGCGTGTTCGGCGAGCTCGAGGCCTCGACGGTGTCGACGGGCACCAGGCGGACGAGCAGCGCCCCATCCTCCCACGACACCCGGCGCAGCGCCTCACGCTGGCCGATGACGAGGCGCTGTAGCTGCGGCCCCTGGGTCCAGACACCGGCACCCCTGCAGAGCTCGCGCATGCGCTCGGCGGCTACCGGGTCGTCGGCGTGCTCGATAATCGGCTCGCGGTCGTAGAGGATGGAGAGCTGCGAGACGACCGAGCGAAAGACGTTCTTGGTGAGGTCGGGTCGGCCCCATGCGGCCATCTGCTCGGGCGCGACGTACTGCGACATCGTCTCGACCAGGTCAGCCTCCCACACGCCATCGAGGAGGCGACGACGGCGCGCGCTCTCCTGCATTCGAGAGCGCTCGTGCATGTCGATTGTGAGCGGTAGTCCGTAGTGGGAAGGCATCGTCACCTCGAGGTCAGAATCGAAGGCCAGCGTAGAAGGGGCGGTCGCCGAGGATGCCCAACACGCCGTAGCGTAACGCATCCGCAGCGTGAGAGAGGTCGCCGTCCTCGCCTGTCTTTCCACCCTTCCAATGGCGCAGCGTGCGCAGGGTCGACTCGCATCGAGGATGCACGAAGAGCTCGCGCCTCTTGAACGCCCCGTTCACGACGCGATGGCCCCACGACCTGTCTTTCGTGGCGGCGACGAAGCGAAACGGCGCGGTGCGCCGCTTTAGCTGGCGAGCGACCTCGGCGGTGAGCATGTCGTTGACCCTCCAGTTTCCGCGTCGGTTTGTGTCACCGACCGCGACCTTGACGTCGCTCGGCTTGATGGCGTGCCTGCGCAGCATGTCGACGATGCCTGCCGCGTGCTGCACCTCGGAGTCGCCATCCTCGCTGACGTGCTCGTCGAGTACCCAGACGTGCCGGCCCGCTTGCGGAGCCCACGAGAGCCCGCGCGACTGGCCGCCGCCCCACACGATGAGGAGGGCTACCGTATTGCTGCCGACCTCGCCGTGGTCGATGGCGACCGCTACCTCGACGGACGTGCCCGCACCGATGGCGGCGGGGTCGACGTTCGACTCGCCGAACCCGGCGAAGAAGCGGTCGAGGGTGACACCGTCCCATGCGCCCTCGATGCGCTGCTCGTACTCCCATGGCGAGGCCTCCATCGTCTCGAGCCAGCTCGTGACCTGCTCATCGGTGTACCAGGGGCAGTTTGCCGCGCTGAACTCGGCGACGTACTGACGCCACGGCGAGCCCTGCGCCTCGACGAGCTCGCGCAGCCAGTCGACCGGACGCCCCACCGGCGTCATCGTGAGCCAGCAGCGCCCCCGACGGCTCATCAGGCGGGCTAGGGTCTCCATCAGGATGTGGCTCGGAGGAGGCTCGTCGAGCAGGGCCCAGTCGAGCTCGTCACCCGCGTGCGCTGTCGGATGGTCCTCATAGCTCCGTAGCTGGATGAGCGCCCCGTTGCGGAGCCTGATGGTCGGCTGGTTCCAGCCTCGCCCCGGGGTATAGTAGCTGCTGCGGTGAAGGTGCGGCCCGAGGAACTCGGACAGGTAGCGACCGACGACGTCCTGCACCTGTCGGCGCGTCGGCCCGACGAAGCGCCCTCGGCTCTCTGGGTTCTCGACCGCGAAGCGCGCGGCCTTGAAGGTGCCGTGCCGCGTCTTCCCGACCCGGTTGGCGGCCCTGACCAGCACGAGGCGGTCGTCGTCGTTGTCGACGAAGTCGGCGAGCGCAGGGCTCGGTCGGAAGGTCAGCATCGGGTGCACCGATGCGACCTCGGCGAGCTTCGTCGCGGCGACGGCAGCGGACAGCTTCACCCGCTCGCCTCTTCGAGACGGCGCGCGGCCTCCTCGATGATGCGCGGCCCGAGCTGCACGACCAGGTCGACGACGTCGGCCTCGTCCATGTCGGCGATGTCCTTCGTCCGGTCGGCCGGTCGAAGCTGCGACAGCTCGAGCAGCTTCTCGCAGATGCGGACCCGGGCGTTCGCGGGGGTCGCCGGGTCGGTCGCCATCGAGGCGAGCTGCTGCAAGGCCACCGCCCCGAGCGCGCGCATGCGGTGCGATGCGTACTCTTCGACCTGGCGCGTCTGGTCCTCGAGCGCCGATGCG